GCATTTGGGCGGTAGTGGCGGGTTTCGCCAAAGGCTTCAACCTCTGTTTTGATTATGTCCTGTATGACATCAGCTATACAAACATGATAATGTTCAGTGCTGTTCTTCCGACTTATGACAGGAAGACAGACGATAAGAAAGACAAAGAACAGGACATCATCAAAGCCGATGACCCGAAGAACAGAGACAAGGTAAGAGAATTTTTTGAGAACTGCGATTAAAGCGACTGAATATGAACAATGACGGAGGAAGATTAAATTACGGTGTCGGTCTTGACAACAGCCAACTGAGGGCTGATGCGTCCGAATCACGCCGTCTGCTTCAAGGCATCGGGCAGACAGCCGAGACAGAGGGCGACAGAATTGATGAAGCGTTCAAGAAGATTGGCGCAGCCGCCGCTGGCGTGTTCGCCGTCTCTCAGATAAAGAACTTTGTCACTCAGGTTGCGACCGTCCGTGGAGAGTTTCAGCAGCTTGAAATAGCGTTCAAGACAATGCTTGGCTCGGCGGCTCAGGCTGATGCGCTGATGTCTCAACTTGTCAAGACAGCCGCCACGACCCCGTTCGGTCTGACCGACATCGCTCAGTCAGCAAAACAGCTTCTCGCCTACGGTGTTGAAGCCGACAAAGTGAATGAAACCTTAATCCGTCTTGGAGACATCGCCGCTGGTCTTTCAATCCCGATAAATGACCTCGCCTATCTATACGGAACAACAATGGTTCAGGGGCGTTTGTACACGCAAGACCTCAATCAGTTCTTGGGACGTGGTATTCCCTTGATTGAACAGCTTGCCCAGCAGTTCGGCGTTGCCGAAAATCAGGTCAAGGCACTTGTGGAGGAGGGAAAAGTAGGCTTCCCCGAAGTTGAACAGGCGATCATTAACCTGACAAACGAGGGCAGCATGTTCGGCGGTCTCATGGCGGCTCAATCTCAAAGCATAACAGGGCAGATTTCAAACATTGAGGACGCTATTGATACAATGTTCAATGAAATCGGGAAACAGAACGAGGGTGTTATCAATGACGCTCTCGGTCTTGTCTCAACCCTGATTGAAAACTGGGAGACAGTCGGGAAAGTTCTTCTGACCGTCATCGCCACATACGGGGCGTACAAAGCCGCCGTCATCGCTGTTGCCGCCGCACACAAGCTGATGAACATCTGGGGAACGGTTCAGGCTGTTTTGTCCCTGTCAAGGTCAATCCGTTCGGCAAAGGACGCTATGCTTCTGTTTAACATGGCTGTCAAGGCTAACCCGCTCGGACTTGTCTTGTCTGTTGTCGCAGCCGCCGTCTCTGCGTTCGCCCTGTTCAGGGACACGACCGATGAAGCCGCTGACGCAATCAAGGCTGAGAGAGAGGAAGCGGAAGAGTTCAACAAGCGTGTCGGGGAATCTGCGGGCAAAGCCATATCAACATACAAGACCCTGCAAGCCGAGTACAAGAACTGTAAAACAGCACATGAACAGCGTCAATGGATAAAGGAAAGTCAGACAAAGTTCAAGGAACTCGGCATAGCCGTTACAAGTGTCAATGACGCTGAAAACATCTTTGTCAAGAACACATCAGTCATGATGACCGCTTTCAAGAAGCGTGCGGAGGCGGCTGCATGGCAGAGCAAGGTCGATGAGGAATACGCAAAGAGAATTGAGCGTCAAATGCAGCTTGAAGACCAACGGGATAAAATTCAGGCTGGAAGCAAAGTGCCTGGCTATTCTCACACGACACAGGGCGGCAACGAATATGTTGACCGAAGCGGAAATTGGGTCTATACTGAACAGGGGGCGAAAAACGCCCGTGAAGCGTTCAACAGGTCTATCGCCAACGACCCTGTTCTGAACGCCATTGATGAGCGTATCAACCGATACACAAAGAAAATGTCGGAAGTGTCATCGGAATTTCAGGGGCTGTTTGAACAGGCGGGGACAACGACAAAGACCAAAGCGGAAGAAAGGGATGAGGAAAGAGCCGCCAAAGAACAACAGAAGATAGCCAACGAGACGGCTCAACGCAATGAGAAGATACGGGAGTATTCAGACAAGGTTTCAGAAGCCGTCACACAGGCTGAGTTTGACATCCGTCAGGCTCAAATCAACGCTATGGATGACGGTTATGAGAAGACCGTTGCGCAGGTTCAGTTGAACTACGACCGTCTTATTGCCGAGAATGACAAGCGGGCGCAGAAGATGATTGAAGACCTGAAAGACAAAAAGACCCTTGAATGGCTCAATCAGAACCCGAAAGCGACAAAGGAACAGGAGATTGAATACCGAGCCTCCCTGAACCTGACAACGGCTGACCTGTCTTCTGAGCAACAGGCTATGCTGCGTTCCTATGCCGAAATAGCCCGTCAAATTCAGGTCAACGGGAACAGGGCAGCTTTGGATGATATGCTGAAAGACGTTCTGACTTATGAGCAGCAGAGGACAGAGATAGCCGAAGAATATGAGAAGAAGCGGAAAGCCCTGTATCAGACAGATGAACAGGGGAATTATGTTCTTGATGAGAGCGGAAGTCCCGTTCTCCGTCAGGGTGTCACGCAGGGCAATGTCGATGAGCTGAACAGACAGGAGGAAGAAGCCCTGCAGCGTGTTGATGAAATGTTCGCTGAACGGGAGGCGACATATCAGGCGTGGTGTAATCAAATTGCAGACTACACACTTGAACGACTTGAAAATGTGTTGGCAGAAGCCGAAGCCGCACTTGAAGATGCAAAAAAACAAGGCGTTGGCGGCAATAAATTAGCAGAAGCCAATGCCAAAGTCACGACAGCGAAAAAGAAAGTTTCAGAAGCAAGAGCAAAAGAAGATGTCAGCCCCGACAAACGCTCAATCAAAGAGTGGGAAGACCTATACAAGACACTTCTTGAATGCGAAAAACAGTTTGAGAGTATCGGGAACACGGTCGGAGGCGTTGCGGGCGAAATAATATCTGTTGCGGGCAATATAACGACTTCATCGCTCTCAATGATAAACGGCATTGTTCAACTTGTGAATATGTCATCAGCGGGCATTGTCGGAACATCTACGGCTGCGGCAACAGCCATTCAGACGGTTGAAAAGGCTTCTGTCATTCTGACTATCATTTCTGCCGCCATGCAGATTGTCATGCAGATCGTCAACCTGTTCAACAGCGATGATGAAAAACAGGAACACATAGAGGCGTTGCAGGGTCGTATTGACCAGCTTCAGTGGGAACTTGATAATGCCGACATCGTGAGGCTTCAAGAGAACAGCGGAAAGGCTGTTGAGCGTGTCAGACAGGCGTTGAGTGAAACATATCAAGAACTGTTGAAGAACAAACTTGCCGTTGGGGATGTGGCAGGGGCTTGGAGACTTCTATTTACGAATGTTTCATCTAACTCAGAGGTTCCTGAAAAGACAGCCGAAAAACTTGCAAAAGCATACGCCAACATTGAATACACGGCTGACAAGGCTCTCGTAGGCGAGAAATATGCTTCGGCGAAAGAACAGCTTGAAAACATCGCACAGCAGCAAATTCTCATTCAGGAACAGATTGAGGCTGAACAGAGCAAAAAGAAGTCAGACGGCGGTCAGATTGAGGAATGGCAGCGTCAGATTGAGGAACTTGGTCAGGAGGCTGTTCAAATCATCAATGACATGGTGGAGGACATCATCGGCGGGTCAAGTTCTGAGATTGCAAGCGAACTTGGGGACGCTTTCTTTGAGGCGTTTCAGGCGGGCGAAGACTATGCGGAGGCTTGGGGCGACAAAGTGAACGAAATTGTGGCTGACGTTATGAAACGTATGCTTGTCTCAAAGTTCCTTGAAGAACCGCTCGGGGAAATCTTTGACAAATATAAGAAGAAATGGTTTCCTGACGGTCAGTTCGCGGGGCTTGATGCTGTTATCAGTTCTTTGGGCGGTTTCGCCTCTGACCTTAACGCTGTCGGCGATGATTTCGCAACGATTTGGGAAAATCTCCCTGACAGTGTTAAATCAATGTTTGACGTGACAGAAGAAGCGACACGAGAAGCCTCTGAGAAAGGTATCGCAACGGCTTCGCAGGAAAGCGTTGATGAACTCAACGGGCGGGCGACAGCCATACAGGGACACACCTATTCAATCTCGGAGAACACAAAAATCATTCTGTCTGTCGTGAACATGATTTTGCAGTCAGTCTTGAACATTGAGACACACACGGAGCGCATTTCGGGTCTTGTTGAAGACGTTGAAAGTTCCGTGAAAGAAATGAAAGATACAGTTAACGATATAGCCCTCAAAGGCGTAAAATTGAAATGATTATGAACATTGAAGAAGTTATAAGACAGGTCTATTCCCAAGCGAGGCTGCTTGGGTCTTGTCATCGGTTCAAGGGAACAGAAAAGACACTTGAAGACATTGTCGCCCTGTTCTGTTCCCCGCAGGGCATGGAGTTCTGCATAAACAACCGTTTCCCGAACATGGCGACATTCCGCCTTTTCAAACCGTTTGAGCCTGAGAAACAGGGCGTGTATATTGATTCGGGCGTTCTGACGCTCAGAAACCCCAAAAGGGTCGTTCTTGTCGGCAGAACGAGCGCAACAATAACGTGTGACACGCTTGAACGGCATGAGGTCTTTCTGCTTCACGGGGCGAAAGCGATCATCAACGCTTCGGGCTGGTCTGTCGTGTCTGTCTCAGGGTCAAAAGGCTGTCAGGTTATCCGTAACATATCTGGAAATGCGGTCATATTATGATGTCAGGTAAATTATACATAGACGGTTATGACGTTTACAAACAGTACGGCGTTTATGTCACGGACGGCGGGTGGAACACGCTTGTCGCCATGCCGCCACTGAAAGACGTTGAGAAGAACGACTGGCAGGATGAAGACGGCATTGAAGCCGACCTGTCAAATCCCGTTCTGAACACCCGTGAAGTGAGCATAACTTTTGCCATTTCGGGCGTTTTCAGCCGCTATTATGAATTTATCGACATGCTCTCTGACGGTTCTTATCACGTCTTTGACTGCGCTTTCATCGGGCGGAAATACACGCTCCGCCTTGTCTCTCAGAGCAACCGTGAATACGCCGTCACTCTTGGGCGTGAGACTTTGAAGTTCGCTGACGATTATCCACTTGACGGCTATACCTATAAAGCCCCTGTCAGTTATATCGCGGCTTCCGATGATTACCTGATAGATGATGTCCCTCTGACAAACTACGGGGCGAGGGTTATTTCAGGAAGTTTTGCGGAAGTCATCAAAACAGCCGCAGTCAAACAGAATATGCTGAGGAACATCAAGACAAAGACAGGGGCGATATATGACGGGAAGAATGTCTTCTTCAAGGCAAAGGATGTCAAACTGAATATTCTCATGCGTGCCGACAGCGTTGAGCAACTGTGGCGGAACTATGATGCGCTTCTTTATGACCTTATTCAGCCCAATGAACGGACGCTGTGGGTCAAGGAGCTTGAACAGGATTTCCCGTTCTATTATAAGTCATGTTCCGTCTCTGAGTTTTTCCCCGATGACAGGATTTGGCTGAAATTCACGCTGACGCTCTGTTTCACGAGGGATTTCAGGATTGATGAAAGCGGAACTGTTCTCGCCTCTGAGGACGGCATTGTCATCTTCACGGAGAATGATGTTTACGCCATTGACTTGATGTTAGACAGCTATTCATACGTGTCAATGCGCTTTGTGAACAACAAACAGACATTGCGTTTGACCGCAAACGGAAATCTCAGGTTCAACAATTAAAACCATATACAGATGAAGAAAATAAAAATATCTGAACTGCCTCTGTGCAGCACCTTGAAAGGTCTGTTCACGATAGGAACGGATTCACAGAACAGAAGTGTCAAGGTCTCACTGCAGTTCGTTGAAGACAAGACAAACACGGCTGTCGCGAATGCCGAAACCGCCACAGCAGCCGCCAACACAGCGAAGAAGAACGCTGACACGGCTACCGCCAACGCTCAAAAGGCAACCGAAAATGCCGTGACCGCCACAAACAACGCTGTCAAGGCGACAACAGAGGCTCAGACAGCGACAAAGAACGCCCAGACTGCAACGAAAAACGCTCAGGACGCAACGTCTGAGGCTCAAAAGGCAACAGAGGATTCCAAGTCTGCGACACAAGCCTGTAACGCCGCCACAGAAGCCGCAAATGAAGCGACAGCGGATGCGGTTCAGGCTACATCAGAGGCGGAAGCGGCAACGGCTGAAACCCTGCTGACCATTCAGAACCTTGTGCCGACAGGTCTGACGGTTGAGCCTCTTCCCCGTATCACGTTCGGGAATGTCAACCAGATAAGGATAAAGGCTGTTTTAAGCCCTCTGACGGCTTTGAAGAACCTGATTTATATCAGTGACAACAGGGCTGTAGTCGTGGGCACAGACGGGCTTGTAACGCCTGTGGCGAAAGGTAAAAGCGTTGTTCATGTCATACCAACCTGCAACACCTCTCTCGCCAAGACGCTTTTGGTTGAGGTCGGCGACCCGACATTGAGACTTGTCAACACCCGCACACAACTCCGCTTCACTCAAAGCGGCGTTCTGCGGCTTAATTAAAACAACATTCAAAATATCAGATTTATGGCAAAGAAAGGCTACATCAGCGAAACAATGAACGGCGGGCGTATCGTCTCGCATGGAAAGATTACAGACTTGTCACAAGGCTTCAAGCTCCCTAAAGGTGCTTTGTTCTCAATCTACATAAGACCGAAGTTCAGCGTGTCAACGCTTGACACGGTTATTTCTGTGAAGTGTTATCAAGACGGGGATTTCTCAGAAGCACCCGTAGCGTTCAATGATTGGTCGCCGCTTGCGATCAGGGAAATCGCCCCTGACACGGAAATCATGAAAACGAATGACATTTATTGGGGAAGCGGTCAAAATGTGGAGGAAGAAGATGTATGAAAGTGAGCCTGTTAGTATCCGTTTCAAGGCGTATCAGGTCATGGGTTGCCCAGAGACGGAACAGAAGCAAAGAAATGAGACTGAACACACCGTCTTCGGTCATGTTCATTTCAGATAAAGGTAAAACTATTTTCAAATTCTTAAACAAGTAAGATTATGGCACTATCAGCACAAGAAGAAGAGGTAATCAAGCAGATTATCGAAGCATTTCAGAATGGGAAGCGTCTGAGTGACCTCCCGAATGTTTCAGGGACGAACCCCTACAACCTGTTTGTTGAGGTTCTTGACGAAGACGGGGAAAGCAAGAAAGCTGCCCTCGCCTCTCTGCTTCCTTATGTTGAGGAAGATTGCAGTTACGGCATTGAGTTTGACACGTCTGTTTCATCTCCGTCATGTACCCGTGTCGGAAATTTGGCTATGCACAAGAGCGTTCCCATTCAAAGCCGTATGCGGGGTTGTCTTCTTGATGACAGCGGAAAGGTCGTTGAGTATCTTGACCCACGAGATTGGACGGGTCAGGTCAGAGACGGTTCACGGGGTCAGGTTATGGTCGAAATCCCCATGCATTACCGCAAATGTGAGACAAACGGGACAAAGAGAACCGTCCGCATCAGTGAACTTCCCCTGCCTGGCTACACACAAGTCCCCTTGATTTATGTGTCAGCCTATGAAGCCGCCATTGAGCGAAGCACGGGCAAGCTCTGTTCTGTGGCTAACATGGGAACGGATTACAGAGGCGGGAACAACAACACTGAGTATGACGGCACTTATCGGACATTTCTCGGTCGCCCCGTGACAGCGATGAGCCGCACGGCTTTCAGAACAGCCGCCCGCAAAAGAAACACTTCTTCAAAGGCGTGGAACTGTTATGTCTATCAGGCGCACAAGACCCTGTTCTGGCTCTTTGCCATTGAGTATGCCACACTGAACTCTCAGGCGGCTTATAACTCAGAACTGACGGCGGAGGGCTATCATCAGGGCGGTCTCGGTGCTGGCGTGACAACATGGGACGGAACATGGTCAAATTTCAACGGTTATTATCCGTTCGTTCCCTGCGGGCACACAGACACGCTCGGAAATCAGACGGGAACTGTCTCTTATACCGCCGCAAATGATGACTCAACAATCACAAAGACTTTTGATGTTCCTCGTTACAGGGGCATTGAAAATCCGTTTGGTCATATATGGAAATGGACAGACGCTATCAATGTCCGTATCAGCCCAACCACTGATAACGGCGGGGACAACCTCTCAAAAGTGTTCATCTGTGATGACCCTGAGAAGTTCAACGACACGAACTATGAGGGTTACAGCCATGTCGGAAATGAAGCCCGAGCGGAGGGTTTTGTCAAAGAGATAATCTTCGGAGAGGGCGGCGAAATCATGCCGTCACTTGTCGGCGGTGGTTCGACACAGTTCTTCTGTGATTATCACTATACCAACATTCCGACATCAGAGACGTTGCGTGGTGTGTTGTTCGGCGGTGGCGCGAATGACGGTGCGAGTGCGGGTCTCGCCTTTGCGCGCTCGAATTACGCCCCCTCGGCTTCGGGTACGACCGTCGGTTCTCGCCTTTGCTTTATCCCCGCAACAGCGTAAACCCGTTCAATGACGTGACAATTATCTACCCAGCCTCTTTCAACGGGGGCTGGGTTATCAAAGACAAAACAATAAAAGACAAAATAGAATGATTGAAGATAAGAACAACATTCAGGGAGAAGATGACGGAAGCCTCGCTTTTCTGAGAATACCGAGAGACGAAAGCAGCCGAAGTTTCAACTGCGATGAAACAACTCAATCAAAACTTGTCAACACGACATTTTGGGTTGTCGATTTCATTGAAGAAGTCCCGACAAGGTTCAGCAAGAGTAAGGGCACAAAAGGTCAGACGCTTGTCAAAATCAAGATGTCAAAGGACGATTTGGAATCAAACGCCAAGAAATTCTTCACGGGTTCTTCCGACATCCTTTATGTCTTGAAGAAAATCAAGGAACTGAAAGCGTTCCCACGCCGTGTGACATTGAGAAGCAACGGTAACAGGTATTATTTTGAATGAAGATGAAGACAATGAGATAACAACATAAAAGGTGGGTCATTCTTGTGGTGTGTTGTTCAGCGGTAACGCGAATAACGGTGCGAATGCAGGTCTCGCCTATGCGAACTCGAATAACACCCCCTCGAATTCGAATACGAACATCGGTTCTCACCTATGCTTTTGAAATTGGTTCTGAGAAATGAAACAAGATAAAAGAATGACAGCCTTGCCACTTGGCAAAAAATATCACGCAAACCCCGAAAGGTGTTGGTAGGAACGCCCGTTGTATGGGCTACCGAAGACTCCAACTAAGAAAAGCAAAGCAGAGAAGATGAAAAGAATTGGCAACTTATATCAGAAGATAATCTCCGTTGAAAACTTGCGGCTCGCCGATGAGAAAGCCCGCAGAGGGAAGACACGGACATACGGGGTCAGGGTTCACGACAAGAACCGTGAAGCGAATATCCTTGCCCTGCATGAAGCCCTGTTGACAAAGACATTCAAGACTTCTCCGTATGATGTCTTCACGATATATGAGCCGAAAGAACGTCTTATCTTTCGCCTCCCGTATTATCCCGACAGGATAGTTCATCATGCGATCATGAATGTTCTTGAACCGATTTGGGTCAAGACTTTCACTTACAACACTTATTCCTGTGTCAAGGGGCGTGGCATTGAGGGCTGCGCTCGTCAGGTTGACAAGATAATCAGGGATTTCAAGGGCAAGCCGCTCTACTGTCTGAAAATTGACATCAAGAAGTACTACCCCTCAATCAGCCACAGAGTGACAAAGAGGCTTGTACGCAGAAAAATCAAGGACACTGACCTGTTGTGGCTTCTTGATGAGATTATAGACAGCGCAGAGGGACTTCCCATCGGAAATTATCTCAGTCAATATCTTGCGAACCTGTACCTGTGTTATTTCATGCATTGGGTCAACGAGAAGCTGCCTGAACTTGTCAGACAGGCTTTGAACCTGAAAAAAAGACCGCACATCGCCTGTGTTGAGTACGCTGATGACATTCCGTTTTTCGCCGAGAGCAAAGAAGTTCTTCATGAGGTCTTCAAGTTCATCAAAGACTATCTTGAAAACGACCTTGAACTGACAATCAAAGGGAATTATCAGATATTCCCCATAGCGAAGAACCGTCAGGACAGGCACGGTCGTGCGCTTGATTATGTCGGGTATCAGTTCTTCCGTGAACAGAAACTTATCCGAAAGAGCATAAAGAAAAATTTCTGTCACGCCGTTTCACGCCTGAACCGCCGCCAGCCCCCGCTTGACGCAAAGGCTTATAAACAGGCGGTCGCCCCGTGGCTCGGCTGGGCACAACACAGCAACAGCAAACATTTATTAAAAACAATCATTAAACCGTCTTATTATGGTAGCATTTTATGACAATCAGCCGACCAAATTGGAGGCTGTCGGTAACGGTAGTTTCGTTTACCGCTTCAACATTCAGAAAGTCGAGAACCCCGCCCCTGCCGAGACAGACGGCGTGACCGCTCAGGCGGAAGCCCCTGTCAAGGAACAATGGAAGTGCGAGGAAGTGACTGTTTGGTCGCCCCTGTCTTCAAACAAGATAACTGAAAGGGTTATCACGGAGAAGTGGGACAACAATCAGGAACAGAAACTTGTCAATGAGTTCAACGCCGCTAATCTCGGAATGTATGACGGCTCAAAGACAAGTGAGGTGGCAAAGGCAAGAATAGCCGCATACAAGGCTTATTTGTCCGAGCGTGCCTCTCTGAAAGCACAGGTGGATGCCGACTGCCTTGAATTCGGCATTCAGTAACATTCAAAGACAGCTTCCCGCCGCCGTTCAACACGAAATGAGTGACGGGAAGCCTCTTTGTACCTGAAAAGGCTTTTTTAGCCCCATATTTCAAGCAAAAAATGATTATGGTATAAACATACCAATCATAAAAGATAATTGAAATGCGGGGAAATTCGGAAAAAATAACTCAAAGTTTAATGATATGATAATTTACAATAATCTCGGGTACAGGGTTCTTGATGTAGAGGTCGATGACAACAGTTATCGGAACAGGGTCATAATGGGCGACCATAGCCTTACTCTTTATTATTCCCTGCCCGAACACGTTGAGATACCTGTCGGGGCTTATTGTGAGTTTCAGGGGGAGAAATTCACGCTTGAACGCCCTGAGAACTTCAAGATGAAGCACAAGCGGCTGTTTGAATACACGGTCATTTTTGAAGCTCCCGAAGCAAAGGCGAAGATTTGGAAGTTCAGAAATCCCGTTGACGGGCGTTTGAAGTTTTCTTTGACCGCAAAGCCGATTGAACATCTTCAAATGTT